GGTACTTTTCGGAGGTGGCCTGCCTTTCATGGCCTGATATTCGCTTAAATCCCTCGCCATAATGCGGTTCAGGAGGTCTTTCCGTTCATTCTCATGCCTGTGCGCCTGAAAAACGAGTGTAGCAGCCATGATAAAGCCAAAAATGAGGGCTTCAATCATTACCGAACAGCCTCCCAATCTCTCTTCTATCCGAATCCTTCTCTTTTTCGTTCAGTTCTTCGTATGGCGCAGCTATCTGCCGTTCCCATCTCTCTACCATCCTGTTGTCAAACTTGTCGATCATCCACCGTGCCCAACCTGCCCAAATGCCGTGTATCCTGGAAGCTAGAATTTCCACCAATTCCGTGTCGTTTTGGATGATCCCCGCAACCTTTTGCAGCTTCTGTTCGGGTGTTAAATCTGCAAAAAGGCGTTCTACCGGCACATGCGGCAGCAATTCATCCGGTATTTTCTCTACAATAGACTTCGCGCAGCCGTCACAGACAGCCAAAAAGCCCGGGTTTGCAATACTGGCCGGATTAGGCTGGCCTATCAGGTACTTAGCTATCTTTCTGTCATGGGTTCCAGGGGTGTTCATCATCTCACAGAAGCGAGATGTAAACGGGTTTTTGATGAATTGTGTTGTACTCATAGAAGCCCTCCTTCTCTTATACAATCCTTTTCCTACGTTTCCTCAGCCTTGCCAGCCGTTCCTTATCCCGCTGAAACTCCGTTTTCTCCGGCTCCGGCGGTTTGGAGTGGCGGACATGCCAAGCAACCAAAGCGTACCCAATAGCGTCATAGGGGTTGGTGTAGATATGCGGTTCTTCCGATACTTTTTCGGCATCCTTATCGTCAACCACAAGGTTTGGAAGCGCTTCAATTAGCGTCGTACAGGTGGAAAATATCTGCAACTTGGCTATAGTCCTGCCCGTCCGTTCGTCTTCAAAAGGCTTCAGGTACTCATGCAGGACGGCTTTCCGTGCCTTTCGCGCCACGTTTTGCTCCGTGGGAGGTGGCATACAGCCGGTTAGGCCGCCCTCGATGTAGCAGTCCACGATAGACTTTCCATCGCTGGGGTTCTTGCCCGTGGAAAAGGCCCGTCCCACACGGTTCCAGGCATCCCGGCCTACTACCGTAAAGGATATATCCTCATTCTTGGACAGCCGCATAACCTCCCTGGCCTGATCTGAGTACGTCACCCTGGGATCCTTAGGATCGCGGGTATACTCACGATAGCAATAGACAATGCCATCCGGTGATACCGCCAGCCAGTACCAGGCGAAGGGGTCGGCATAGCCCGGGTCGTTCCCCCTCCACCGACGCCACCAGGGAGGTATCTCGAATGGCCGGCAGACGTGTATCTCCGACGAAAACTCCGGGAATGCAGTACCCTCACCGGCCGAGAGGGCCTCCTCCGGTGTGGCCGGGTACTCCTGAAGATATGAGTTAGGCAGATCCCGCTTAGTCTGCTCGTACCACTCCTTGGTACGCCGGGGATCCGTCCACCAGGGTAGAAATACCCTGGCGAAGGAGTTAAGCCCCTTCACAGAGGCTGTCCATATACTTTCAAACAGGCTGCCACGTTTGTTTGTGGACAGCCCTATCACCTGGCCACCGGTCGGACGGTTAACCGTGGGATATGTACTGCTCCAAATCTCATCCGCCCATTGCTGGAAGGCCCATTCATCCAGTATGAGCAGGTTAGCCGTCAATGAACGGCCCGATCCCGGCGCTGACGTCATGCTCTTAATCGTAGCCGCCTCATGCCCCGGGTGATGGATAGTAACTATCTGCGTAGTTGACTCCCATGTTGGCCCGATAAACTGCTGTAACCGCCTCTTTTTGGTACTTACACGCTCCTGTACCATCCAAGGGGGAAGATGGCGTAGGATAAACTCAGCACGGCGCACCAGCTCCTTAGCATCATCCTCAGTCTTGGACAACGCTATCACTGTATACCCCGAGGTAAATACCACACGCCATACAGCGTAGGCCAGCACAAGCCAGGTGACGCCCAACTGACGGGCTTTTAGGAGTATGTTGAGCCGGTTTGCAAGGATAGAGTCCAGCGCCTGAAGCTGTAGCGGCCAAAGGCTAAAACGAATTGCTACGCCATCCTCTGTCCCCGCCTCGTCCTTGTTTTCGATGCGTACCCAGCGCTGTATAAATGATGCGCAGTCTGCGGCGCAGGTATCCAGCTCCGCCACAATGCGCAGGTGTAGGTTTTCGGTGTCAGTGTATTCAGTTGGTTTTCTTCCCATGCTGTTCACGGTACCTCTCTACCACCCAGGCCGGCATGACCTCGTCGAAGTGCTTCTGAAAAATCAAGTACAGGTTCAGTGGTATCCTGTTCGTGCTGCAAAAATATATCGGATTTACGTATAAGCTGTTTTCCACCGTGCCTCTGGTTTCAACTGTTACCCGCGCCAGGATACCCAGGCGGATCATCTTCTCCACAAACCGATATGTCTGCCTAGTGCTCATCCGCAGGACGTCCGCGATCATTTCTATTGTATAGGGCCTCACTCCGCCATTACCACGGTATCCCAACATGTTAGTGTTGGACCAGATTTTCTTTGCTAGGCGAGCCATGCGCCCGATTTCCAGGTCCGTCATTTCCGGCGGGAAATCAACGTCATGGAAGGACTTCGAGAAGCTCTTCCGCGCCCAAAAGAGGTAGCCTTTACCCTCGTCGAATACTGCCGGATACTCACGCTCCTGCACCTGCCTGACCGTATCACCCTCGATATACAGCGTCCTTTTTATCACCACTTACTCCCCCTGTAAAATCCTGGGATTGTCATTTGAGAGTAAAAAAAGGGGGGTTTTTTACCCTCAAATGACAATCCATAGTAAACCCGCAATCCCTTGTGGCTGTAGGGCTGAGAGTGACTTTTCCGGCGGGAATCATGCATAGATACCATATATAATATGTATGTATCTTTGCATGGCATCTTTGCGTGGGCTCCTTTTCCGTGCCTTCTCCCCAGAATCCATCGGGGTTCTACTTGTGATAGCCCAGCCTTTTCAGGGAACGCTGGACTTCCAGAACACCCGGCCCCTGGTCTCCATGTTTGAGCACGCCGGGAGGAACGCCCGGAGCCCCGAAAGGGGTTCCAATAATGGTTACCGATGTTCCAACTGCAACAGCCGGGTAAATCTCTTCCACTAGGAGAAACCTAGATAACCAGCCGCTTCCCTCGCTGTGAAGGTCACTCTTTGCATTCTTTACCCTCCTCTCCGAATAGGACGCTCTCCTCCACCCCCAGCGCCTCAGAGATTAGGCGCCGGTATTTCGGCCAGGCATAACCCCGCCCTTTTTCCAGGTTACATAGGGTGCTATATGTTACTCCGGTACGCCTAGACAAATCCGCCAGCGTTAGTCCCTGCCGAATCCTCTCATCACGAACTCTGGACATTTTACCAACCTCCCTATACCCAAAGTCTATAGCTTATGGCAAAATGATTATAGCAATTCACTTCTAATTCACTTCTACCAACAAAAATATTTTCTTAGGGAGGCGACTCATATTTACCCATGGCAACCGGGTACTGCTTGTACTGCTCGCCTTCATTAAAGAGGGTCAGTCTGTCCATGTCAATGATAACGCTGACCCGTTCAGGTATGGCCGGTATTTTTTCTCCATAGAGCTTCTGGTCGGTGGTGGAAACAAGTGCCTGGAGTGTATACAGGTTGACAGTGCCGTCCGGGTGCAGGTCCAGGAATTCCTGGGCTGAGGCCACAGCCTGGGCTGTCTCCAGGTCGTAGACACCGTTTAAGTCTCCTTTGTAGTGACCCAGCATTTGAAGCCGCTGCTGGAGATCCATTACATCTGTGCCTGTAAAATGAGGATCTTGAAGGAACAAGGTGCGCCCCTGTATATGATCCAGATGGCCTGTATTGCCTGGAGACGCCTGACTGCCTGGTATTAGGGCAAGAAAGTAAAGAAGAAAGGCGCTGCAGGCAACAATCCATTGTATTTTTTTCAGGTTTCAACACCTCCCAAAACCTTGCTTTATTCCGATCTTCAGGTAGCAGGAGCTCTTTTTGATACCTCGGGCGGACGCGTCAGGCTACTTTTCTTTTTGGGCGGCCTGGTGTGAATCAGCCCGGTACTTCTGCCGGCCTTCTGCTCCCGTCGTTCCATTTAACTCCCGGGACGTTCAGGCCGGGGGTTTTGCCTCTGGCGGTGTAGGAGGTATGCAGGAGTGCCCTGGCCTTAGCGCTGAGGGGTTGGCCGAGATAATTGTGACCGTCAAGCAGAAATGAACAAATTTCGATAAATAATTTTTAACACCTAGTAAAACATGGTAGAAAAAGGCCGCATAACCGGCGCAAGAAAAAATATTGACAAATATAAGA